CAGAATGGGGTGTAAGGGGGGGATTATTTGTCACATAAGGCGAAGGGGTAGGGGGGTGGGGGTGCTCGGGGATGATCGTGTGGTTTGGCGGGGCTAGCCGTGGCGGGTTGGCTCGAATATATAACAAAATTTCAGGAAAACGGGTAAAGGCTCATGGCAGAAAACTTTGAAGATTTTGTTGATAAAGTACGCGAGGCAAATCCGATCGAGGATGTGCTGGAAGAGAGTGGCGTCAAGCTGCGCGGGCATGGTCGTTTGCGGACGGCGGCTTCGCACGATTCGATGAAGGTACGCACGGACATGGGTCGCATTTTCTGGTATTCGCAGAACTGGAATGGCGATGTGTTCGCGTGGGTGATGCGTGAGAAGGGCGTTGAGTTCGGTGAGGCACTTGCAATTCTGGCGCGGCGTGCGAATTTGGATATGCCGAAGTTCAGCCAGGTGAATGAGAGTGAAATCAAAACGCGACGTGCTACTGCTGATGCTTTTTCTGTGGCGGCGCATGTGTTTTCGCGGTGGATGATCGGCGATCAAGAAATGGGTATTACGGCGGATGCTGAAGCGTTGGCTTATGCCAAGGGACGCGGCTGGTCAGATGACACGATCAAGTATGCGTTGGTGGGCTTCTCGGGGCGCAAGACGGCTGAGCAATATAAGGATATGAAGGGTGAGTTCAACCTGTATGGCATCGCGTTGGATGCACCGGCGGCTGTCGCGATCCTTGGATTTGAAGGGGATGTGGAAGCGTGGGCGATGAAGTATGACCTGCGCGGACGTGAAGATTTTGACCCGGAATGGATCGTGAAGGGTCGCATTCATGGATTGATGGATGTGCCAGGGTTGATCTATGCTCATCAGCATAAGGGTGGTGTGAGTTATTTGAGCCGCAGGCATTTGCCGGGGCATGACAAGATCAAGAGCGACGGCAAATCACGCGAGTGGAAATCATTCAATCCTTATAAGCTGCTGGCGGGACCGAAGCAAGCATATTTCAACCATGTGCAGCGTGTGGATCGTCCGTTGGTGTGCGTGGAAGGGCAGGGGGATGCGGTGACATGGGGACAGTGGGGACAGGGCGCGATGGCATTCTGCGGACTGCTGGGCGACCCTGAGCGCATGGCTCCTGAAGACGGCGAACGCTTGCGCAAGCTGGCTGGCTACATTAAGAAACATCCGGCGGTGTATCTGCAATTAGATAACGATGAAGCCGGGCAAAAGGTGGTGCATTGGGCGGCAAAACTGCTCGGTCCACGTACCCAGATCGTGAAGATGAGTCAGGCTTACACGAGAGAAGACGCGAAGCGGTCCAACGAGGCGAACAATGGCGAAGAATAGTCCGATCAAAGATGCGAATGCGCAGTTGCAGGCGTGGCAAGCCAAGGGTGTGAAGCCTGAAGAGCAAGCGCGCCAGGTGCAGGCGTGGCTGGCGAGTGCGAAGCCGTTCATCGTCCATTGGGCTGAAGAGATCGGTGATATCGCGAATGTGACTGAGAAGAATGATGCGCTGAACGATTTCTTCAAGAACGGTGTGGCGATGCTGAGCGCGGATGATCGCGCCGGGTTCAAGGATGCGTTGTGTGAGGCGACGAAGATCCGCAGTTCGCAATGGACCGAACGTTTGAAGAATTTGAACGGCTCGAAAAAGAAAAACAGCAAAGAGGAAGATGATGATGAGCCGATCTACAGCACCGGCGGCTGGTTGTTCGAGCATTTCGTGGGGTTGGAATATGACCCGGATTCTGATCAAACATTTTTCGCGGTGCGGTTCCCCGATGGGCGCGTGGAAGATCGGTTGGAACGGTTGAAGATCGGTGAGCGCAAGTATTTGCCGATCCCGGCGAATAACATCATCCGCAAGAGAGTCATTCTGCTGCCGAGTGAGATGAGTGAGTTGAAGGATGAAGGCGAATTGCTGTTCGCGATCAAGGCGCACAATGCACGGTATTTTGATTTCGGCACGGATGAAACGTTCGAGCAATTGTGCATGATCTATCCGTTCTTCACGTATCTGGCGCGGCAATTTCGGACGGTGCCGTATCTGCGGGCGTTGGGTGATTATGGCACGGGCAAGAGCCGCCTCTTGAAGACCATGGGACCGATCTGTTACCAGCCGATCATGACGAATGCGGGTTCAAGTGCATCCTCGCTGTTTCGTATTTTGGATCTGTTCACGAATAGCACGCTGGTGCTGGATGAAGCGGACTTCAATAATTCGGATGAGGCTTCGATGATCGCGAAAATCTTGAATGGCGGCAATGAAAAGGGTCAACCCATTTTGAGATCTGAAAAGAATGCGATGGGTAACTTCGATGCCGCGGCGTTCGATGTGTTCGGTCCGAAGATCATCGGGATGCGTAAGGATTTTCAAGACCAGGCAACGGCTTCACGCTGTTTGACGAAGGAGATGCTGCCGATCATGCCACATCCGCGGATTCCACTGGACCTGCCGCCGGTGGAGATCTATGAGAAGGAATGTTTGGGCATCCGCAATGCGTTGTTCACGTACATGATGCACACGATGCAAAAGGATTGTCAGGTGGATCTGGGCGCGATCGACCGGGCGATGGATTCGAGAACCGCGCAGGTGACGGTGAGTCTGTTGACGGTGATGCGGAGTGAGAAGGGGCGTGACCTGGTGCGTGAGTATCTGAAGAATGTGACGGATGAACGCAAGGGCGAACGCTATGCCACTTTCACGGCGCGCGTGTTGGAGGGCATCATGCTGGCGTGGGCGTGGGGACCGGTGAGCGACCGCATGGAAGATGCAGACCGCGTTTACCTGAAGGATATCAGCCTCGCCACGAACCTGGTGGTGGATGAACAGAATAAACAGATGGGCGATGATGACGATGATGGCGACGATGAAAAAAGCGGCGGACGCTTCAAAGCCAAAAGCCGGAAGCTGGGCAAAACGATGAAGACTTATCTGAACCTGAAAACGATCCGCTGCACGGATGGCATCCCGCAATATAAGGGGACGAATTACCTGAACATGAGCGCGGAGATGGATCGGGTGAAGGGTTTGTGCGAGCGCTGGGCGGTGGAGTGGAAGGACCGCGGGAGTGTGAAGAGACCTGCGCAGTTGATCAGCGTTTTCAAGCCGCTGCCGGGTAGTGAGCTGGATCAGATGAGCGAAGAATGGCGCAATATGAAGATGCCGGAGAGTGAATAATGAAAACTGCGTATTGGTCAACATCAATGGTGTCAACGATCAAGATTATAGAGAGTGTGCATTGTTACGAAGTGAAAACCATTATTCATGGAATTGCGGACACTCGCAGACCGAATAATAAAAAACCGTTATATGTTCGAAAAACCATCAAAATTCCAACTGCATACATGATGAGCGGCAATATCCTGATATGCCATCCGCAATTTCGAAAAAACCTAGAAAAAAGAATGGCTGAAAGCATGAAGAAATCCATTGATTCCATGGTTAGGCTGCTGGGAGAATCCGATGTTTGAAAGTGATGCAGAATGGTATGGTGTGTCAAAACGCGATCCGCGCGTCGTGGGTCTGTATGCCCGCCATTACAGCTCCAAGAAGAACGGACATGGCATTGCTGACTGGTTATCCTTCGGTATCACTTCTCCCGGCGCCGTGATAACCCTGCTCACTTCGGATGCTTCGGCGTTGTTCGTCTGGTTGAAACAGAAGTATCACGGCAACGAGCAGTCAGGCGTAAATTGCGCCGTGTTCCACAACGAGAGCAAAGTCCTATCAAGTAGGCTCATTCTCAAGGCTGAATTATTTGCATGGTCGAAGTGGCCCGCAGAGAGGCTTTTTACCTATGTCGATCCCAAATCCGTGAACTCTCGCAATCCAGGGTATTGCTTCAAAATGGCGGGCTGGGAGCTGGTCCGTCAAGCAAATGGTCTACCGTTGAAAACAACGAAGGGCTTGCTGGTGTTTGAGAAATTTGCTACACAGCAGCCTAACACAGCGTGAACACGGACGGCGAGTACGCCGCCGGTTACGCAAGCCGTTGGGCGGCTGTCCTGCTCAAAGAGAAAGTGAGAAATAATGTCAAATGAAGATATTGCGCGTTTGCTAGAAGCAATAAAAGATTGGAATGGTGTTGCGCGAGATGAGTTTGCATCGCAAATTGATGATGCTGTAAAGTCATTACGCCGCCCAACAAAAGGTGCAGCGGAATTGGCTAAACGTTTCGCTCAGGGTGTTGGGATACAAACAGAAACATCGTGCAAAAATTGTGGTCATTCCAAATCACGTCATCAAACGGTTGGCGGATTTTGCAAACATTGTACGTGTAATGAGTTTGTCGAATCTGCCTTGCCGCCAATCCGCTAATCTAAGCCGTTATAAGCTCATTTTTGCAGGGAAAGTGAAAGAAAGTGAACATTATTTGGCGGTTTCTGCTGGTGAGAAAAATATTTTCGGGGCTTTCCACCCCCAAAATAACCTTCACTTTTGTTCACCGGTCATTTTTTGAAAATTGGGCAGTTGTGAAAGATGCAAAAAACGCCCTGAAAATGCCCAAAAACGGCGAAAAGTGAAAGAAAGTGAACATAACTTTTTGTAAGTATATATATATAAGTAATTTTAGAAAACGTGTTCTATGAATGGTGAACATTCTGCAAAAATAATGTTCACTAAGTGAAGATAAATGTTCACTGTTGTCAGACAACTTACGGAGTAAATATGGATGATTTATTCAATAACAAGCAGAATTCTTCTACCCCTACGGGTAAAGACCCCAGCGACCCCACCCCCAACCCCTCCCCATTTTCAAAAAACGAAAATGGAGAGGGGAGCAGCCTCGCAGTTTTGCAGTTTGTGGCATTGATGCGGGGGGAATGGGCGGTGCAGGCTCCGACAAGTCCGTTTCGGGTGGAGAGGGTGACGGCGGAGAAGCGGTATTGCCTGGGGTGCTGTGGGGTGCGGGTGCATGATGTGGTGGAAGGTTTCAGGTTTCAGGTGCCAGGTGTCAAGTGCGAGGTGGCGGTTTGCCGGTGTTGTGGAAAGGAAGTGAAGTCATGAAGGATGATTTTATCAAGGGTAGGCAGGCGGAGTTGGAGGAGAATGTGCGGGCTTTGCGGGCGCGCGGGTTGATCGTGATCATCTTCGTGACGTTGGGCATGGCGCTGTGTCTGTATGCGGGCTTGTTCGTTGGGATGAAGGTGTTTTGAGATGGCAATCGCTGAGCCTTTGTTGGTGGAGCGCAATAAGATCCGCTTTCGGTCGTTGGTGAATCGGCGGGTGTTCAGCCTGGTGTTTTATAAGGATGGATTTGAGTTGGTGGAGTTGAATGGTAATGATCGAAAAGCAATGCCGGTGAGAATTTTGTATACGGGCGTTGATGAGTTTGAAGTGCAAGGGATAATCTTGCAGGAGGTGTGTGATGTACGGTGAGCCGCGGAATTGGAAGTGGATGGTGCCGATGGCGTTGGTGGCTCCGTGCCTGGTGTTGTTTTCGCAGGCATGGAATGTGTGGCAGTGGGGGGCGTGGGCGTTGATCCCGCTGGGATTGGCGATCGTGCTGTTCATTTCGTCCGTGATCAATGCGTGGGCATATATTGCGGAGAAGTGGTCGAACACGTATGCCAATATTCGGACGGTGCAAAACTCAACGCCGGAGGTGCGGATGTTCGAGGCGGCGAAGACGATGCACCCAGAGGCGGTGAAGGCTTTGTTGGTGCATCGCAGGACCGTGTGGCGCGTGAAATATATCCCGCTGAAGGATACGGCGGATTGGATCTTGGATGAAGCGCCGAACGTCCACGCGGGATTTGTGGATTTCGTGTTGGACCGGTCGAATGGCACGCTGATGTCGAAGCGGTTGTTGAATGAGGGCAGTAAGCAGTTCGACCCGGAGGGCATTATCTCGGATTATGAGCAGTATGACAGTCTGCTAGCGTTGATGCAATCGAAGATGATGTGTACGGCGGCGTATGGCAATCAGAGCCCGAAATTCCTGCCGCCGTGGACGGTGGAGCTGCTGCGGAGGCGCTTTGGGTTGGATGGGGAGGGGTATCAGGTGGATGATGGGATGAGTGAGGCGATGCGGAAGGTGGTGCAGGCGCAGAGTCGAACGTCGAACGTCGAAGGTCAAACGTCGGAGGGTGTGAGGCGTGAAGCGGTAGGCGTGCCGAATGTGATCGAGCAGGCGCTGGCTGATCTGGAACAAACGTCCGCGATGAAAGCGAATGCGGCGAAAGTCTATAAATTGAATTCATAAAAGGAGAAAAATATCATGGCAATCAATTTTGGTTTCGATATGGGTATGGGTGCGTTGAAGATCTGGGCTGCGCCGGGCGGTTTGCAACTGGTGAGCCAGGTGGCGACGAATGGGCACGAGCATTTGATGGATGGGGTGTTGGGTTTGAAGAATCGCCGCCGTCCGGTGTTGGTGCAAGGTGAGTTCGGTTCGTTCTATGTGGGCGATGGGGCGCATGAGCATGGGCGTCCGGTGGAGAATTTGGATTTCGACCGACTGACGGGTGCGCCTGAAATGCGGGTACTTTTGTATGCGGCTTTGGCGCAATATCAGAATGAACATGGTCCGTTCGATGAGCCTTTGAATCTGATGGTGGGTTTACCGCTGCAGATGATGACCGGTGAGATGGCGAAGGAATATCAGAAGGGTGTGAAGACCTGGTTGAAGGGTTCGCACGAATTCACGGTGGACGGGATCACGCACAAGATCGAAGTGGAGGATGTGAAGCAGACCTCCCAGCCGGTGGGCGCGTTGTTCGATTATGTGTTGGACCATCGCGGGCAGATGATCGGTGAGAGAGGGTCCGCTTTGCTGGATGAGGTGGGGGTGATCTCGGTCGGTTTCAATACGGTGGAGTTGCTGGTGGTGAAGGAACGCGGGGCGCTGGAACGTTTTACGAAAGGGAATACGCTGGGCGTGCGGCGGCTGTTGGAGTTGATGAACCGTGATGGGTTGTTCAGCCTGGGCGAGTTGGATGCGAAGCTGCGGGCGGGACGTTTGAACGGTGAGTTGAAGCAGGCAATGCCGGTATGGAGCCGCGAGGTCAATGGTGAGATCGAGAAGGTGTGGGGCGTGAGTCATCGTCGTTTTGCGAAGGTGTTGATCGTGGGCGGCGGGGCGTTGTTATTGAAGGATGCGTTGACGGTGCAGTTCGGGCATAAGGCGTGGGTGCCGGATGATACAGTGCTGGCGATCGCGCGCGGGCTGTGGAAGTTATCGGTGATGAAGAGGTAGTGATGGCAAGACAAAAAGATGATGTGCGTTCGTTGCGGGTGCGGTTGGATGGATATTTGAAGCCAGGCATTGATCCCGAAGTGGATAAGGTGTTGGCATGGCTGGCTTCACTTCCGCCTCGCAAGAAGTTCCCGAGTGTGATGGCACGCTTGATCGCTGGTGGAATGATCGAAGCCGTGAGCGTGGATGATGGTGAATTGGCGAAACAAGTGGAAGCGGCAAAGGACATCATGGCGAACTTTGTAGTGGACTGACGTTACTCCGACGACTCATGTCGTCGGAGTAGCCGATGGCGGCATGAAGCCGCCTCGGCTAATTCTTAACCGCCAAGAATTCTGTCCCATTCTTAACCGCCAAGAATTTGCGTGCGCTCGGACAGGTGCAAAACATGCGGAGGCGGTGGGAGGTGGGGGAGGGGGGAAGTTCGAGCGGTTAGCGATTAGCTGTTAGCTTTTAGGATGATGAAAGGAGTTATGAGATATGCCAGCGTTGAGCTTTCAGGTGCAGTTTAGGGAGATGATCGAGGAAGGTTCGAAGTGTCACACGGTGCGGCGGAGGCGGAAGAAGAACGCGATCGCGCCGGGTCAGTTGCTGCGGTTGTACACGGGGATGCGGACGAAGCAATGCAAGTTGATCAAGGATGCGGTGTGTGCTTCGGTGGTGCCGATCGCGATCTTTCCTGAGATCGGGCAGATCCGTTTGGATGGCAGGTTGCTGCCGTTGAATGAGATGATGCATTTTGCGGTGCGGGATGGGTTCGCGAATTATATGGATTTTTTCAAGTTCTTCGAGCGGTATCCGCGTGAGGTCCGCGAGAGGGAATTGGAAGTCATTTATTGGAGGTAGTGATGGCAGAGAATAGCAAGATCGAATGGACTGATCATACTTTCAATCCGTGGATCGGATGTACGAAGGTTTCGCCAGGCTGCACGAATTGTTATGCGGCGGTGGATACGTTCGCGCGGCGTGAGCGTTCGCATGGGCGCGAGTTGTGGGGTCCACATGCGGAGCGGCATCGCACGGCTGAAGCGTATTGGAAGCAACCGTTGAAATGGAATAGGCAAGTATGGCAACAATGCGTTCTATGCGGATGGCGTGGACCTGTTTCTGAAACTCATGTTGATTGCCCGATCTGCGATGGCGAAGAGATGGAACCAACACGGCAACGCGTGTTCTGTTCATCGCTGGCGGATGTGTTCGAAGATCATCCACAATTGGGTGATTGGCGGACGGAGTTGTTTGCGTTGATCGAAGCCACGCCGAATTTGGATTGGTTGTTGTTGACGAAGCGACCTGAGAACGTTTCGAATATGGTGCCTTATGGCTGGATGCAAAACTTCCCGCAGAATATTGGGATCGGCACATCCGTGGAAAATCAGAAATATGCGGATGAGCGCATTCCGGCGTTGTTACGAATTCCGGCGAAGGTGCGGTTCCTTTCGTGTGAGCCGTTGTTGGGAAAGGTAGATTTACATTTCAATCATTTGATGGTTCCAGATGGATATCCAGATAGCGGCGAAGAATTCAATTATATTTTTGAATATATTCATTGGGTGATTTGTGGCGGGGAGAGTGGTCCGCACGCGAGACCGATGCATCCCGATTGGGCACGGTCGCTGCGGGATGAATGCCAGGCTGCGGGCGTTCCATTTTTCTTCAAGCAATGGGGCGAATGGAAGCCGGTTTCTGAATTGTATTCGGATGATGGACCAAACAAGGCATTTGAATATATTGATCATTGGTTGGTGCAAATGGAACCGAATGGTGCAATACCAGTAATGACACCACCAGTGCGTGCGAAAGAAGGTGGATGGCATGAATACCAACCATGTCCCGGTTCATGGTTTATGGCGAAGGTTGGAAAGAAAGAAGCCGGGCGTTTATTGGACGGGCGCGAATGGAATGGGATGCCATCATGATCGAAGTCGCTGTGAACCAGCTTTCAGCGGAGGGGATGAAATTCGTCCGCGTGATCAGTGACCGGGTGGTGAGTGAGGCGTTCATGCGGGCGGTGGTGCCGGTTGTGGCGCGGGAGTTTGCGCAGGTGAAGTGTTATGACACGGCGGCGTTGAGTCTGTTTTATGGTGAGGTCACGTATCCGCTGCGGGGCGTGGTGGAAGTCCATGCGCAGTTGTGGAAGAAGCCGCGCCGGTTCGCGGGCTGGCGGTTGATGCCGGGTGAACGGGCGAGCGAGGCGATCCAAACTTTGGATGATTGGTTCTTTGTGCAGACGCATCATCGCGCGGCGTATGCGTTCATGAAGTGCCTGCCGAAGGGCATCGAACCGGGCACGGATGTGAACGGCTTGGAGCTGCATCAGGCAGAATGGTGCCTCGATAAGTGCGTGCTGGTGGGCGGATGAAGACCATTCTGGCGCGTGGGTTGGTGTTGGTCTCGCTGGGGGCGGTGGCGTTTGGGTATGCGAGCATTGTATTTTGGTCGGTACCGAATGCGGAGGCGATCGCGCTGAGTGCGATGCCGCGTCCGTATGTGTACCGGACGTTGATGCCGTGGCTGGCGCATGGGTTGGTGGCTGTGGGACTGCGGGCAGATGCGGCAATTGTAGTGCTGCTATTTTTGGCGGCGATCGGATTGGTTTATGCGATCAAATTTTTATCTGAAACTTTCAAGCGCTGAATCGTTCGCGGGTTTGCTGCGCGGATGCCTGGCAGTGGAGTTGTTTTGCCTGATGTTCTTCAGGGAGAGCAAGATCTACGATATCCCCACGGCGGTCTGTTTTGCGCTGGGGCTGGCGTTGATGGCACGCGGGCGCTGGCAGGAATATTTGTGGTTGTTCCTGGTGGGCTGCGTGAACCGTGAGACGACGGTGTGGTTGACGCTGGTGTTCGCGGTCTATTTTTTCAGGCGGATGAGTTGGGGGGTATGGGTCGCGGGGATCGCGCTGCAGGCGTTGATCTTCGTGGTGATCCGCGTGCAGTTGATGCTGTTGTTCGCGGGGACGCCGGGCGTGGATTTTATGGCACGTCCGCTCGGGAATTGGGAAGCGTTCGTCCGCGTGCCGTGGCTGGGTGCGCTCCATTGGGTTTTGTTCACGCTGATCGTTTGGCTGTGCGTCCGCAATTGGCAGCGGAAGCCGGTCTTTTTGCGGACGGCGTTCGCGGTGCTGATGCCGGTCAGTTTGGTGATGTATGTGATCTTGGGTAATGCGTTCGAGGTGCGGGTGTTCGCGGAAGTGTTCCCAGTGGCGTGGGTGATGGCGACTAGCTAATAGCTTTTAGCGACCCCACCCCTAACCCCTCCCCATTTGAGTACAAATGGAGAGGGGAAATTATCGGAGGCTTGGCATGGACGAAAAAGAAATTCGGGCTTGGACTGGTGCGAAGGAAGATCAACATAAGCATGTGTTGGGGCAGATGCGGGTGCAGGAAGTGGACGGCGGCGCTCGGTTGGTGATCTTGGAGGTCTATCGCAACGCGGTGGATCTCGAAGCAGAATCCCCTGCGGAGGTGGACATCTGCAATATTGTGTATGGGAAGTCGTTCATCCGCTGTAATGCGGAAGGGTGCGAGTATGTGGGCGTGTGGCACCTGCGCAATGACACGATCCGCGCGTTGGGGAAGAAAAAAGAGGCGAAGGTATATGCGCCGGAATAGAGGAGTAAAATAAAGATATGAATAGCTTCAAATTGGAAACAATTCCCTGGTATGAAGCATTGCTTGTCAGAATATTTGGCAGACGTGTGCATTATCAAGACGTAGATGGTGAAGTTTTCGGAGCATGGTTTCGCGGAAATTTATATCTGTTGAAGACTATTCCTAATAAAGAGAAAAGCAGGAATATATGAAAACAACGGCAAAAGAGAAAATTGATATTTTCGAGTCAGTAGTCTTTGATGATGATGGAGTGAGGCGATTAAATATAGAATCTGATGGTTTTAGGATGTGTGCGCTTGCTGTACATCCCATTGAAAAAGGCGAAGAAGTTGAATTTACATTCAAGAGCAATGAAGATTTTTTATTTCCAGAAATCAAAACAAAGCCTATATTTCTAACAACTACGAGCTGAAGATCATAGATAGGCTCTCATTAAAATCTTGACAATTGAGGGGAGCCTAAATTAAAATGTAGGCATAGTTGAATAAGTTTGGCTTGGCTCGGGTCTCATTGTGTTGAGACTTTGAATCGGAGATGGAGCGCCGGTGGCAATTTTGCCATCGGCGTTTTGCGTTTAAGTTCAGCAGTTGGCTTTCAGCGGTTAGCTGTTAGCAGAGGAGTAGATCATGAAGGCACCTATTTTCAAGAGTTTGACGTTTTGGACTTTGCTAGTTGGGCTGATCGCGTTTGTGGTGCGGTTCTATCAGCCTGAATTTCCGCTAAGTGAAGTGAACATCCTGGCGCTGGTGTTGTTCGCGTTGGGGTTGATCGGCGTAGTGCCCAGTTTCAAGGCGCATGGTTTTCAGCGTGCGTTTGCGACCGGCATTGTCAACGTGCTGGCGTTCTGGCAGTTGATCGCGGGCTTTGTGATCTTCGTCATCACGTATTTTGCACCCACTTTCCCATTTACCACTGAAACCCTGTTGGGCGTGATCCTGTTCGTGTTGTCCTTCTTTGGGATCAAGCCTGAATTACGCGCCAAAGGCTTCAAGGGCTTTTGGCAATAAAGCAACTGGATGCCCGTCAGTGACGAACCCAAGACTCGCAAGCGCATTATCACGATCCGGCATGAGACACCTTCACGCCGCGGTATCGTGCTTATTGTGGCGCAGAAGCAGAACGAGCTGGGTGATTGGACTGTGCCGGTCATTACGTTCGATGGTCCCATGCTGCCCATGCTGGAAAGCGGACGCTATGCGCGGGACGTTGGGATCGCTTTGATCGTGGCGGCATGGACCTACGATCAAATGATGCTGGCAGTGAAAAACTCCGAAGAAGAGAAACAGTCCACGGACCTGAGTATCGAAGATGAATGAAGTTTACGTTGAAATGATCAAGCAGATTCCTTTAGGCGCGGCGATGATCGCCATCGTTTGGTTATTTCAAACCAACGAGAACAAACGCGAGGAGCAGCGGATCAACAACGCGAAAGAACGCCAGGCTGAGCAGCGTGCCTTTGACATGCAGGTGCAAAGCATGTGGGCGAACAATATCAAGGGATTGATCGATAAAGTGGACGAAGGTCAAAAGATGATCGCTCAAGCACTGAATGAACACGAGCGGGCATCACGCGAACGTTATGAAAAAATGGGTATTACCGATGACCTTTTGCAAGCTGCAAAAGAGATGTTGAAAAAATAAGGAGCATACGATGGACGAACAAATGAAACCTGGAGCTTATACGGCGCTTGGAGTGGTGAACATCCGCGCGGCGATGAATACGATGATCGATGCCAATATTGTTGGCAAATTTTCTCAAGGTGAGCCTTTCACCGTTTTGGAAGTGTATCCCGAGAACGGCGGGATCCTGTGGGGGCGCGTCTCTTCGAATGTGGGCGGCGGGTCATCGCGGTATGTGGCGCTGCGCGTCAATAACCATCCGAAGGCGCACATGGAAAGGGCTGCGGATGAAGTGCCCGATCAAACCAGTCAATTTGAACAATGGATGCTGGCGCTCGATAGCTGGGCACGCATTCAAGGTTTCAAGGGTCCGAAGCCGTTTTAGTTTTTAGCTGTTAGCTGTTAGCGATTAGCTTTTAGCGAAGGATTGCAATGAGTGTAAGAAAAATCACGCAATTGGAATTGGAAAATTTTGCCAGCGGGCTTCAGAATGCTGAAGATGCCGATGACAAGGTTTTGCTTTCGGTTGCGGATGTGCGTGCCAAGGAAATGATCTTCGTGATGATGTTGAAGTCCACGGGGAAAATTCAGGACAACGAAGAGATCCCATCGTGGGCGGATGTGTATCAGCAGTTGTTGAATTCGAATGTGCGTCCGCGGATCGCGGCGTATGTGGCGTGGGCGACGATGCCGAAGAAGTATCGCTACCCTGAGACGCAGGATAAATTGGCGACGGAGATCTTGGGTCTGACATCAGACCGCGCGATCGCAACCTGGCGCAAGAAGTATCCCGAAATTGACATGATGATCAGCCAGCTTCAGGCAGAGTCCATGTTGGAATATCGTCCCGGCGCGTTCCATGCATTGGGGAGTGTGGCGAGTGACCCGAGTTATCGCGCGAACCCTGATCGTCGTCTGTTCTTCGAGATGACGAAGGATTACACCCCAAGGCAGAAGATCGAAGGCGATGCAGGTTCAACGGTGGGTCATAAGTTGTTGGATCAGTTGAAGAAACTTCCGACCGCGCAATTATTGGAAACATTGGGCGCGGATGCGATGGAGATCATGAAGGAGTTGGAAGAAGAGTTGAGCGACCCCACCCCCAGCCCCTCCCCATTTTCAACGAACGAAAATGGAGAGGGGAGTGGCGATTTAGGGGGAGAGGATGAGGAAGATGCCGAGTGATGTAAAGCGTGATGCGGTAAAGAAGGAACTGCGCAGCCGGTTGATGGCTGAGCGGGATCTGTTGTCATTTATCCGGCATGTGGATAAGAAGCATCCAGTGGATGCGCGGCATGTGCAGGTATTGGTGCATAAGTTGGAGCAGGTGGCGAAGTACATTCTTTCAGGCGGTAAGGAAGGCATCAGCCGTTTGATGGTGTTTATGCCTCCGCGCTATTGGAAGAGTCAAACTGCCTCGCGCAAGTTCCCGGCGTGGCTGCTTGGGAAGAACGCAGATCTGCGGATCATTCTCACATCGTATAACGCGGACCTCGCCTCGAAACATTCGAAAGCCGTCCGTGATTTGATCATGAGCGAGGAATATTCACAGGTGTTCGGCACGCTGGCATCATCGAATGAGCCGGTGGAGTTGGATGCAGATAGTAAAGCGTCCGCTTCGTGGGAGATCGCCGATCGCAACGGTGGGATGCAAGCTGCGGGCGTAGGTGGTGGTATCACAGGCTTCGGGGCGAACCTGCTGATTATTGATGATCCGGTCAAGGGTCGGAAGGAAGCGAGTTCCGAGACGATCAGTGAGGATCAATACGAGTGGTACAAGTCCACGGCTTATACACGTTTAGAAGATAACGGCGCGATCATCGTCATCCAAACCCGTTGGGATGTGGAAGATCTTTCGGGGCGGTTGTTGAATGCGATGGTGTCGGATGAAGATGCGGATCAATGGGATGTGGTTTTTATGCCCGCGATCGCGCCGGATGAAAAAGAATATCCGCAAACGCATGAGGAGTTCGTGGAGAATTTATTGGGCGGTGTGTTCCTACCGATGGGGGGGGATCAGTTGGGACGTGAGCCTGGTGAACCGCTGTGGGAAAAGAAGCATGATACCCAGGCGCTGCGCATCAAAAAAGCGAACATGGATACTTTTGAATTTGAAGCGCAATTTCAGCAGATGCCGAAACTCGCCAGCGGAAATTTCTTCGATGAAGATGACTTCGATGAAGTAGCGCGCGCGCCGGAAGGTTTGCAGTGGTATCGCTATGTGGATCTAGCTTTGGGCAAGACCCAGCAGAGCGATTTCAATGCGACCGGTGCAGTGGCGATGGATCGGATCGGCGATGAATTTATTCGAGACATGATCAGAGAACGCAATCTTGATCTATTTTTAGGAATGTTGAAGGCGGCAATGCTCTCAGATGCAGAGCATGGCACGATCTGGGGCATTGAAGGCAATGCTTTTCAAACGTTGGTGGTGAAGCAATTTCTGGCTGATCCGGCTTTAGCGAAAATAGCGATCATTGAAATGACACGGAGTAGCTCAGCAGGCGATAAGACGGAGTGGGCGCAATCGTGGCGTTTACGTGCGAAGCAAAAGAAAGTGCATCTCGTCCGTGGTGCGTGGAATTTGACATTCAAGCGCGAAGCCGTGGGTTTCCCGAAGGGTCATGATGATCAGATCGATTCGGTGAGCGGCGGGAATCAGATGATCGCGGATAACGTGAGCGGGACGGGGACCACGGCGAGTAGTAAGGCGGTGGTGGTGAGTGCGGAGGAGCTTTTCGCGATGAGCGTTTAGCTTACCGCTTCATAAAAGGTGAAGATGAATAAATACGGTCCAAATGTCACAAAGTTAATTATCAAATTTATCGCCCGTGAAGCTATCCCATCTGGTGGTGGTATTGCTGATGGCATGGAGTTTTTCCGCAACCAAGAATTGCGTAAACAGGTTTTGGAAACTGCACAGTCTAAAGCAATACAGGCAATTGAACTTATAAAAAGTGCACCCGATAATCCATTTGGCAATGACGATGAACAGATTGCAATCGGATTACTAAAAAAGATTGAAGAGAAAAAGCGAGCAATGAGCTAGTAGTCAACCAGCGTTTAGCTTTTGGAGCAATTATGGAACCGATGAATTTTGAACAGGCAAATAAAAATTTATTGAAACCGGAAGGCATGAAGGATGAAGAGTGCGGAAGTCTGCCGGTGTTCAGCGATGGGATGCAATGTATCTCGCTGTGGAAGATGACATGGCGTGAGCGATTATCAGCTTTGTTTTTTGGGAAGATCTGGCTTTCTGTTTACAGTGGACATACCCAGCCGCCAGTGTGGTTGATGGCGGCGAATGAGATTTTCAAGCAACCGAAAGAAGCAATTCAGGAGAAGAATCATGGCTAAGAAAATTGGCAAAGGCAAATTGATCACGGAGCTGGTGAAAGGCTCTTTGGAATATACGCGGGATGCAATGAGCAATGCGTTTCGTGAACAGTTTCCATACGTTGATGGCGCGATGACCTGGCTCAGTATCGTGGACACATTTGCAGATTACGTGATTGTCTCTGCTTATGGAGAATTGCAACCCGATGAGTTTTATAAAGTGACTTATTCAAAGAGTGGAGATGCGTACACGTTCGCGGCGAAGGATGCGTGGGAAGTTGTGGAGTTGACGTATCAGCCGCAGACAGCCCCCCTGTCTCCGAGTACGGAGACATCCCCCCAAATTGGAGAAGCATCCAATTTAGGGGGAGAGAAGAAGCGGAAGGGGATGAAGTTCAGTGAACGGATCGAGGCGCGGGTTGGTTTGGAAGAGAAGCAAGAGGGGCAGCCGCGGAAGATCAAAATTGAAGGTGCTATGACGGCGAATGTTGTGAATGGCAACAAGCGCCGATATCCTGTGGATGTGGTGCGTTCAGCGGTGGATGAGTTAAGAAGCCATCTGAACGAGAGCGCGGGACAGGGGCGTGCCATTCAGGTACTCGGTGAGGCAGAACATCCGTCCGATAAGGGTGGGCGTCCGAACCTGCTGGAAACTGTGACCAAATGGGATGAGATCGCGTTCGACGGGACGCGGGTTGATCTCACCGGTCGCATTTTGGAAACCAGCAAGGGCAAAGACATCCTGACCCTGATGGAAGGCGGCGTGATGCCCGGCGTGAGCCTGCGTGGATACGGCGAAGGCAAATCTATTGGCAAGGGCGACGATAAAGTTTTTGAAGTGACGGAATTACACATCACCGGTTTTGACCTGGTGTTGGAACCGTCCTTTGAGAATGCCGCTCAATTATTCGAATCAATTAACTCACAAGGAGAATTTGAAATGAAAGAACTATTGGAACAACTTATGGAACTGCGCAAGGAACATCCTGAATTGTTCACTGGCGTAACCGAAACGCAAATGAAGCAGATGAGCGAAGATCAACTAAAGATCGTGGAAAGCACGATCCGCTCGATGTTGGGCATTGATGCAAAGACCGATATCGCTGAGGCTTTGAAATCGGTCAGTGAAAAGGCGAAGAAGTTCGATGAGAGCCAGAAGCAGAACGAGATCAAGTCCGCGATCGAAGAGGCAAGCAAGGATCTGCCGTTCGGCGCTGCGTTGAACAAGATGTTCACCGAAAGTCTCAAAGAGAATGAAGCCGAATTCACCAGCTCTGAGATGGTGAAGAAATTCGCCGAAAGTCAGCGCAAGCAGTTTGCGAAGATGGCAGCCGCGGGCGTGTTGAAGGGTCTGGGCTTTGATGAGTCCAAACGCTCGATCAAGGTCATCGGCGATGTGCTCGAAAATGAAACCGGCACCCCTGAGTATGGACGCGCTGCGTTCGAGATCACCGAATCCGTGCGCAAGCATGAGATGCGTCCGATGAAGGATCTCCGCAAGAATGAGAGCCGCGCTGCGCAGTTCACCGTTCAGTATCTGGAACGGTTCGACAAAACCTATCAACGCCAGTTGATGCAGGAAGCGCAGATGTTCGCTGAAGCCGAAGCCGCTTCGGACCTGAACCTGCCCTACTCCGTCAGCCGCGCGATCATCGCGGAAGCGTTCCCGAATCTAGTCGCTGCGAATGTGTTCGATTTCGGTTTGATGAACGGCAGCCCCGAAAATATCTTCTTTGAAGCCTTCACGGGCGAGACCGGTTACACCGTCACGATCACCGATGAAGTGGTCACGGGCGGCGCGGAAAATACCTGGTACGCATTGGCACATGCCAACGTTGTGCCCGGTACCGCCGTTGTGACCAGCAACCCGGCTGGCACCACCTGGGTGGAAGGCACCGATTACGTCATCGATTATGAACTTGGCAAGATCAAGTTCCTGACCGCGGGCGGAATCAACACCGATGATGTGTTGGTCGATTATGACTACAACGCCATCACCGAAGGCGAAGGCGCTGAAATTCAGCAAGCCAAGACCACGCTGAGCTATCAGACCATCACAGCCCGCGCCTTCCGCGTGGCAGATCAGATCAACAGCGAAGCGATCGTTTTCAGCCGCTCCCAGTTGGGTTGGGATGCCGTCGCTCGCACCATGGCAAACATCATCCGCGAAACAAAACGCATCATCGATCGCCACTTGATCGAGAAGGCTTTGGCGGCTTCGTTGAGTGTCGCTTCGAACAGCGGCGGCACCTGGACCAATGCCACTGACCCGTTCAGCGAATTCGCTGAGAAGTTGGGTTATGCCAAGGTCAAGGTAGCGAACCGCTACTATGAGCCCACCAGCTATTTGCTGAGCGTGACGAATTCAGATCTGCTTTCGAACTGGGACGGGTTCACCCGCACCGGTTTCCCGAATGCCTTGCTCGATGCGGCTGGCTTCGTGGGCGGCATCAAAGGCTTGCCCGTGTTCGCCTCCACCCAGATGCGTGATGGCTGGGGCTTGTGCGTGAACCGCGAATTGGTGATGCACCGTGTGCTGCAACCCATGCTCGTGAAAGGTCCGTTCCCCACTTACGGTTCAAACCGCAAGGTGATCGCCGCTGATCAATATTACTCGGAAGAGTACAACGGCACGATCGCACCGATCGCGAACAAAGCCGCGCATATTGTGATCGCGTAACCCCATTTGACCCCACCCCTAACCCCTCCCCAAATGATTACATTTGGAGAGGGGGATAGGGAATAAGCATATCTATTTTTTAGGAGAATAAAAATGGCAACCCCTGATGTAAATTTACGAAGTGGCGCGATCAATACCGGTAAGGTGATCGCTGCGAAGATTGGTGCTTTGGCTGTGACTACCGCCAAACTCGCCGCCAATGCTGTGACTGAAGCCAAGCTCGAAGTGGGCGCGGCTGGCGCTGGCTTGACCGGTCTCGTTTTGAAGTTCATCGCGAATGCCAATGTGATCGGCGGCATTCCGGTTTTGCATCGCATTGATATTGCGGCGGGCGCGCTCGGTGATACCGATGTGGTGCTCACGCATAAGACCCGCGTCATTGATGCGTGGTTGGTCTTGCGCGGTGCAGGTGTATCCACCACCACGTTGACCGTGAAGAACGGTTCGACCGCCATCACGAATGCCATGGCAGCCAGTGGCAGTGATAAGGATGTTGTCCGTGCGGCAAGCCTGGACGATGCGCAATGGGAAGTTGCTGCGGGCGGCACGCTGCGCGTCACGTCTGCGACCGGCGCAACCCAACCCGATGCGACCGTGTATGTGCTTGGTCATCGGGTAGCGTAACTTTTACCCCCACCCTGCCCTCCCCCAAATGCAACGAACGCATTTGGGGGAGGGCAGGGTGGGGGTCTCTAACCGCTCACCGCTAATTGCTAAAAGCTAAGACCCTTCCGACACCGGCACAAACGCACCCTTCTCAGGCACAAGTGCCACAG